TTATCTTGGTTGTCTTTGATTTCCATGTTAGCAATTTTACACACATTTGTAGTAATTTACAAATATATATTAAAAAATATATGATAAACTACATACCCATGTACGAACTAAAAAACTACCTACTAAGCATGCAGTCGCACTGGATGATAAACCAACACACTTATAATGCAGTGCAAGACACCTTGCCGATCATTGCTAAGTTTAAATCCGGTGAAGGTTTGACAGATATGCCAAAGACTCCTGTACATGATGTGATTAAAAAGATTCACCCAAACATCTATAGAGTGCCTTTATTTCGCAGACAGTTTTGTAAACTCCTGGTTGCAGAGATAGAGCAGATGAAAAAAGAGATTGCCTTTGAAGGTAATGATGATGAGGATAAGTTAAGACAGATACCAGAGATAGTATTGAGAGAACAAGTACCAGAGCTATATCGTAATATGTGGTTTGTAGTACAAACTGTTTTAAATCCTATGTTCAATGCAATATGGCAAAGAGACTGTAAAGATCCCACTACCATACAAATAGCCAACTACAACCTTAAAGAAAAGAAACAGGGTGCCTGGCACCACGATGAGAGCTCTGATATTTCTGTGGTCGTGCCGTTGAATACGGGTGACTACGAAGGAGGTGGGACCGCCTTTCATAACTATGGTGAGATTGCACCGCTGCCCACAGGCCACGCATTAATGTTCCCAAGCTTCACTAACATGCACAAAGGATTGCCAGTAGGATCCGGCGATAGATACCTTTTAGTATTCTGGCTCAGTGATAAGAAAAGAACAGTAGATCTATACGAATCCCTTACCTAAAAACTCCCTAAAATAATATGTATATATTTGTGCAAACACTTGCACATTTATACATTTATGCTTATAATAGATACGTGAGAATGATTAACAAAAAGGAGAAAATAATATGAGCAGCATCACAACATATAATATAGATAAAGCTACTAGATTTTTAATAAAAGAAGTGGAGTATGACACCGATACAGTGTGGACAGAAAAAACTGTTATTGAAGATTTAGGTGGCAATCACGACTTGACAAGAATATATATAAATCTTGCAGTACAAATGTGGAAACCAGAGGAAATAGGCTTTTCTGATTTAATAGAAAAAGAAAAAAACAAAGGCTTTACAGCTTGGGAGTTTTTCTTAAAACAACATAAGGAGAAAATAATATGAGTAAACTAGAACAAATACTAATGAACAACCCTAACGCATTTAAGAAAAATGCTAGTGAACTTCAAGCACATTTAAAAACAGAATCTAAAAGAATGGCTGACTATAAAAAAGCAAGAGCAGTTAAAGTAGCCAATCCTCAAGATGGCGAATACTTTTCACCAATTAAATAACTAATACTAATACAAATCATGTAACTCTATAGTCTGAACTCCATTCAGATTATAGGGTTTATATTCGTCTTTTTCTTTACACTCCAACAACAATTCTAAAGCCTGTTCATTCTTAGACCTAGCGTACTCTAAAGCTTCTTGAGATAAGCTATACACAGCATGTGCAAAAGGATGCACCTTCTCTTGTGCTAGGAAGTTAAAGGTTCCTGCTGGCAGTCCTACGGCATTACAAGCGTCTACATAAAGAGCTGCTTGCATGTGATAGTTGAAGTTATTGATAGCTTGTTTAAATCCTCTGGGCGAAGCGTCACGAGCTGTCTTAAGATCCCAGACATCTTTATTGTTATACCAATCCAACCTACATTTGAAAGGATGGCCATGGTGCATAAACATAATGACGCACTCAACCTTATGATCTGGTTTGGGTATATATTCTTTTACAATCTCTCTGCGTTCCATGCAGATGTCATATAGATCCTGGGTGATTGGTGTGCGGCCTTCAACTGTAGTTAAGAAGTCTTCATACTCAGCCTTACCTACTTTGGTTCTTCTATCAATAGGTGGCTGGATCACAAACTCTTCATTGAACTTATGGTGTTCCAGAAATACGGTGTGCTGCACCCTGCCTTCTAGTAATGCTGGTGAAGGTGCAAAGCCTTTGCTGTACTTCCAGTTGTAAGCGCACTTTAGCGCAGCTGTAAGATCGTGAGATCTAAACGCTGGGATCTCTGCATATACTTCATAAGGTATGTTCTCATATACTCCGGGCTTAAAATCCATTGCTATGCTCCTCTGTTTCCTGCATCTCTAATACCAATCTATTGGTATACCATTGTGCTTTAAGCATGTCTTCCAGGCCCTTCTTCATTTCATAACGCCATACATATTTAATGATGTTGCCTTTAAGATATCCGTGGAAAGCATCTGGCTTCATAGATGATTTGATGGCCGATATACATTCTATATCGCCGCTTTTGTAATGGTTAGGGTTTACTGGATCGTTCATTTTATTCTGACTCCTAATCGTGGTTTTTTTCTTTTCTTGGTAAATAGACTTCTACAAATGCTTCACATTTTGGGCATGATAGGTTTGTAACCATACCAAATTCTGTGTCTTCATCATCCATTTCATGGTCGCCACCCCAAATAAGATTTTCTTTACAGTGCCAACAATTCATTTGATCTCCATATAAAAGGTGCGGGTAGTTTTCTTGAGGTGTGAGAGTCGGAGAAAATACTACCCGCGGGGGTGTGGCTTAAAAAGGAATCTTATCCTCAAAATCAGAGGAATTATCCTTTTCAGCCTCAGAAACTAATTCTGATAGGTTTTGCAAGTCTTCACTTGGCTCTTGTTTGAATCCTGCTGCTTCGCCTTTTCTTTTGGCTGCTTGCAATTCAAAACTGGCTTCAATATCTGTTTGCATCCACATAGGTAGATCAGTAAAGATATCGCACATTTTTTTACTTTCGTCACTCATCTGGCCAGTCCATTCTTGACAGTAGACATCTAGGTCAAAGCCGGATGTTGCATTTACTGTAGGAACTTTTTGAACTCCACCGTCTGGTTTGTAAAGACCAACAATTTTTGGATTGCCACCTTTAGTAAGACCAACTTCTACGTTTGCTGTGCAACCAAGTAGTTTATCTATATTAAAGCCAGCTAATTCTTCTTCACTAAACTGTCTTCCTCTCCAGGACACAAGATCTTTTCTTAATGCCGCTGACTCAAACAGTGATGCTGTATATATTTTAGATACAACAAATGGTTTTCCGTCATTCATTTTAGTAGGGTTGCCTTCATGTTCTGGCAACTCTTGTCCATCTATGTCTAAAGACTTATTTACTTCAAAAGTAATATGTACTCTTTTCTTTTTAGATGTCACGCCTTCATATTCTTGTTCTGTAGTTCCCATATCGATGATACGATAGCAGGTCCCAGAATAAAGTCCTGGTGATAGTTTCTCAAAGTCACCTTCTGTTTTTATTGTTAAGCTCATAAATTCACTCCTCTTTGTGATTGCTAATTTTAATATTATTGTGTAACATTGTACATACTTTGGCAAAAAGTGCAATATTTAATTAAGAGAGGAATTGATGTCCCTAAAAATAACCAGACCTACAACTAAGAATTTTGACAAACCATTTACAACAGATTACCTATACGAATTCGAGCGTTTTCTGAATGACAATGGTTTGGAACCCGAACCCAAGAAGGGTTTGGTCGCCGATGGCTCTATAGGTCGAGCTTACATCAATGTCGGTGGCCAAAGAAAGTTGGTAGGTTGGTATCAGCTGTGGATAGATCAATCAGTCCCATTCGGACGGTTGGGTGACTATCGAATCGCAGCTGACCAGCCTACTGCTATCTGGAAGCCGGAAAACCAGCAAAGAATGAAGATCACTAAAGAGCAGAAGGAAGAGATTAAAGAACTACAACGCCAGGCAGAAGTTAAACAGGCAGAGAAGCAATCAAAGGCTGCTGTACGCGCCCAGGCTGAGTGGGACAAGGCGATACCATGTGAGAAGCACGATTACCTTATAAAGAAGAATGTTTTGTCATACGGGCTTAGAGTTAACGCTTCTGGGCAATTGGTTATCCCTTTATATGACAAACAAATGAGTATTGTGGGCCTACAGTTTATAAATGCAGACGGCAAGAAGATCTTTTTACCGGGATCTAAGAAAAGCGGAAGCTTCTTTATATTAGGTAAGGAAATACTTAAAACCGCTAATATAATTAACTATGCAGAAGGATATGCAACAGCTGCATCTATATTCGCTGACTTTTCACAGCCAGTCATAGTGGCATTTGATGCCTATAACTTATCGCCTGTTGCAGAGGTGATGTTCGAGTTTTTTGCAGATCGTAAGCATGTATTTATAGCTGATAATGATGATAGTAAAACAGGTGAGAAGGAAGCTGCCAAAGCATGCCAGATCATACTTAAACAAAATGGTTTAGCTGAGGTTCTTATGCCTCAGAGCAAGGGCGACTATAATGACCACAAGAATGATGATGCAGAAGCACTTGACGGCGAACTAATCCCGGCACTTAACAAACTTGACTTAGCTGTGGAACACGAATTTCAGCGCAGTGCAAGCGGACGCTTTTTAAACACTAAGGATAATATATCCGGTGTGTTGCAAACACATGGTGTGGATGTGCGCTACAACGTCATCAAGAAACGCATGGAAATTGACATACCTAACACCAAATTCATCGCTGATATGAAGGATGAGGCATCGCTTATAGAGATCGAAGATCGCTGTATTAACATGGGGATCCCACACACAAAGGTCCGGGATTATCTTAAGATCTTGGCACGTGAGTATAATCCTGTTAAGGAATGGATCGATTCAATACCTTGGGACGGGCATACAAGGATGCAGGGATTCTTAAATAGCCTGGTGACACACGATAGTAACCAATTAAAAGAAATGTTAATGCGCAAGTGGCTTATCTCATGCTTGGCCGCTGCTTACGAAGAGAATGGCGTTGAGCTAGAGGGTATATTAGTCCTCCAGGGCGCACAGGGATTAGGTAAGACCTTATGGTTCAAACGCTTATGCGACTATGACAGGGGTTGGCTATTAGAGGGAGCAACGCTGAATCCTAGTGATAAAGACTCGGTAAAGCGAGCTGTATCTCATTGGATAGTCGAGCTAGGAGAGATAGAGAGCACGTTTAAGAAGTCAGACATAGACCAACTCAAGGCGTTCGTCACGGCTAAGACAGATGAGCTTAGATTGCCGTATGACAGAGCATTTACTACTTACCAAAGACGTACGGCTTTCTACGCCAGTGTTAACGCTCGTGAATTTTTGACGGACACGTCTGGTAATCGTAGATTCTGGGTTCTGGCTGTCAAAGACATTGATGTTAATCATGGCGTGGACATGCAACAGCTCTGGGCTGAGGTCAAGGAGACAATGTATATTAAAGGCCAGAAGAATTGGTTTCTATCACCAGATGAGCGCGAGATGCTCAACGAGAGTAATGAAATTTATAGGACGCAGTCGAGTGTTGAAGATCTATTGCTGGAACATGTGGACTTTGAGTCTGAGTTCCCTAAAGCAGTGCAGATGACTAAACTACTACGCGACCTGGGGATCAAAGCACCGAGGATGCCGGACTTCAAAGAAGCGGCTCGTGTCTTACACGATAGAGGCATAGAACCACGAAGATCCAATGGTCGGAAGGTCTATGACCTTACATACACCGCTGTCGATAGCGACAACTACACGGACTTCAGCACTAAGTTCGGGGACAACTAATGGTTGAGTTTATAGAAGTCATAGCGACAATAGTATTTAGCACTATAGCTGCATCCATAGTAATATTCATGTTGATACTAATTATTATGGATAAGGATTGATATGAGCCAGTGGAGAGGTGGTAAAGGATCGCGACAGCGTCCTATGTCGGTAGACAAGGATGAGTTCAATAGACGCTTTGATGAGATCTTCACAGGCCGCAAGGCAGAGCGCGCGATTAAAAATACAGAGGCCAAAGACAAGGATAATGATGACACTGCAAAGTGATAGTAGCGAAGCTGCACACTGGTATGGAGATGTGTCCGGGCTGGGCATGTATGCAAAGATGTGCAGAGATGTGCGCAGATTGGGGATAAAAGGGTGGGGTGGAGTGCATAGTAATGGCTATGGCACCCTGTCGATATTTGGCTTACCTATGGGGTATTCACTTATAGGTAGTGTTAGGTATATATAATAATAATAATAATATATATATAGATGGTTATACAGCACAACAATGACACCAGCACAGAGAACACTACAGGAAGTGTTTGGAAGCTGTACACTGCACTTGACACACTGAAGGTAAAATTATGAGCGAATTAAGATCCATAGACATTGGAACAAGCAGCGATAAGTATCACATTAAAGTCGTGGTTCTCAAGGTAAAGAATTACTCTGGAGTCGTGCGCAAATTGAAAGACAAGAATGTAGTGGCAATAGTTAAATTAGACGAGGGCAGTTTTATGGCCTTCATAGAGGAATAATATGGCAGATAGAGGAAGACCCAAGAAGGACAAGTCAGAGCTGGTAGAAACACCAGAACAATTTGAGAAGGACCAGGAGTATGGACTGACAGAAATGCAGGCCGGCTTCGTATGGCATTACACTGAAGGAGCATGTGGACAAACTGAAGCAGCTCGTAAGGCAGGCTACGAATTCCCAGCACAAGCAGCGAGCAAGTTCTTGAACGGCAAGGATCATCCCAACATCATCAAGGCTATTAGAATTAAACAAGATGAGCTGGCCGAGAAGTATGCCATCACTCCACAGAAGACTGGCACATTACTCTGGAAGGTAGCCGAGACTGCCTTCAAGAACAATCAATACAATGCAGTGGTTTCTGCTATCAAAGAGCTCAACCAACTCGCTGGCTTATCCATCAATAGATCACAGAATCTAAACATAAACGCTAACGTATCTGGCATGAATAAGGATGACATCCAGGAGAGATTAGCCAAGCTATTAGGCGCTGACATTGACGACTACAATATCAAGGACAAGTAACTAATCTAACTAAGTAATAAGGTGCTCGGCCGCTCGGCCTGCAAAAATACAGGAAAATTCACCCCGGAATAATAAAGCACCGCAGATCAGTGACTTACGCCTAAATATACGTGCACATTTACAATAGTATTATGATACCATGTGAGCACAGGGGTCACAGATACATACATTGGAGTCCCTAGAGGGCCTTTTTTACTGGGGATCGGGCACCCATCGGACCCCGTACACCCCCGTGTGGCTCTGGCCGTTGGCAGTGGCAGTTATAACTAGGTTAGGTACAGAGAATCACTAAAAATACTCATAGTTAATCCTGCGTGCTATAGTTTGCACATGACAACATATCCATATAAAAACCCAGCCCTCCAAAAAATCTCCAGGCAAAAAATTTTATGAAAAAAAATATCAAGATTAATCTACCTTTACAGGTTTGGTACTCCAAGAATAAAAAATTTATTTTAAATTTGAACAACTACCGAAATGCCTATTTTCGCATTTTGTCTATGGCCAAGAAATCTTACACCGAAGAGCTATTGCCAGAGCTCGCAGATCTGCCGCAGTTTACTGAGCCGGTTACATTGAACTATACCTATTATTCCAAGACCAAGAGGCGCATAGATATTAGCAACCCTTGTTCGATCATAGATAAATTTGCGTGTGATGCCCTGGTGAAGTCCGGGATCTTAAAAGATGACAGCTACGAGCATGTAAACCAAGTCATCTATAAATTCGGTGGT